AATGCTGAAAATAATAATTCACTTGATGAAATGTATAGTGAAATTCAAACTCCTTTATTATTAGCAGTTTTATACTTTTTATTTCAATTACCATTTTTTAAAAAAAACTTATTTACTTATTTTCCTATTCTTTTTTCTGTAGATGGAAATTTAAATATTAATGGGTTTTTATTTACGAGTGTTCTTTTTGGATTATTATTTTATATGCTGAATAAGATAACAACACATTTTGGAAAGTTTTAAATAATATATTTTGAATTTTGCTATACTTTTTTCAAAAGTATATATAAAGGTTTGTTTTGCTATACTTTTCAAAAGTATATAAAGGTTTGTTTTGCTATACTTTTCAAAAGTATATAAAGGTTTGTTTTGCTATACTTTTCAAAAGTATATAAAGGTTTGTTTTGCTATACTTTTTTCAAAAGTATATATAAAGGTTTGTTTTGCTATACTTTTTTCAAAAGTATATAAAGGTTTGTTTTGCTATACTTTTTTCAAAAGTATATATAATGATTAATCAATATGTCGACAAATTTATAAAAAATTTACCAGAAGAACTAAAAAATAATAAAAAACCTTTACAATTAGATTTAGTTTTAGATGGGGGAGTTTTTAATGGTAGTTACTTAGTTGGTGCTTTATGTTTTTTAAAAGAAATGGAAAAACAAAATTATATTAAAATAAATAGAATATCCGGATGTAGTATTGGTTCCGTTATTGCTTTTATGTACACGATTGATTGTTTAGACATTTCAGAAGAATTTTATAATATTATATTCAATCAATTAAAAATTAGTCATAATTTAAGTATTAATGAAGCACTAAATACCGTATTAAAAAATAGAATACCAGATGATATATGTGATAAAGTAAATAATAAATTATACATTACATATTATAATATTAAAAAGAGAATACAAAAAATAAAGTGTTCTTATAAAAATAAAGAAGAAATAATTAATACAATAATAAAATCAAGTTATATTCCATTTGTTATGGATGGAAACGCAACATTTGAAAAAAAATATATAGACGGCATGAATCCATATATATTTAAAATAACAAATGATAGAAAAGTATTACATTTAGATTTATTTGGCCACAATAAAATAAAGCATTTAATAAATATTAAAAATGAAAACACAAATTTTCATAGAATATTGAGTGGATTGCTAGATATACATAATTTTTTTATTAAACAATCCAATACAGATATGTGTAGTTATGTTAATGATTGGACAATAATTGATAGATCACGTATTTTTTTTAGAATAATAATTGAAAAAATAATAATTTATTTTTTTTATTTTGTAATTTCAATACAAAAATGTATACCAAATGAAATAAAAGATTATGTATTGTATAAAATATTATCAAAAATTACACATGAAACATATATAATTTTATTACAAAACTATTGTATATAGATTTTTTAAATTTTAATATATTTTAATATAATTGTTTTTTATTTTTACGTGTTTTATTTTTACCCCAAAAATCAAAATTATAGTGCTTTTTTTTCGGTTTATTTTTATTCTTTTTTACAGTTTTTTTCGGTTTATTTTTATTCTTTTCAGATTTTTTATTTTCAGATTTTTTATTTTCAGATTTTTTATTTTTAGTTTCTAACTTATCCTCAGGTCGATAATTTAAAAACCATTCATTATATTCTTTTGTGCCTTTTTTATTTTTTAATTCTTTGAATTTTTCAGCTTTTTCAGCTCTAAGTTCTTCAATAGAATCTTGGTGTCCATAGCATGAAATACTAAATCTTTTTAATAAACCTTTTTGTTCTAATCTATTTTTTTGTTGAACTTGAAATAAAAATTTAGCCATACATAAAATTCTATCGGAAAATTCTGTATAATAAGGTCTATTCGTATATAAAAATGCTAGATAAAAACTCAACATTGTATCAATCGTAGCTATTTTAACATTTTGACCATTATGATGAATAACATTATAACTGTGACACCCTATTGGTTTGTATATAAAAACAATAGAATCCTCACCAACTTTAATTTCATAATGTTCAGGAACAATTTCACCAACAGATTGTCTTTTAATAATCTTAACATTTTTAATATCAGCATCTTTTAAACGTTCCTTAATAATTTCAGCAGTTGTTTCAGGTTCATTTGATAATACATCAAAGTCTGCTATTTTTTCAAAATGTTTTTTTAATTTGCGAGGCATATATTCAGCATAAAGTGAAATCGCATATCCTCCGAAAAAAATTACACTTTGATTAACAAGTGCGTTTTGAACTGTTTCATAAATTACATTCTCATTACTTGAATCCGCCATTTCTCTTTGATACTCAATATCATGACAATTTATAGAAGCTAGTGGATAATGTTTATTTAATATAGTTAATCGTTTAAGAACCTTTTCCCATCTACTTGTATCTCCTGCAGGTCTACTAAGCTCTAAGTACATAGACATTCTTAAAAAATTTGGCGGCGAATATAAAATTCCTGCTACTCTTAAAGAATCCTTTTTTAAAGCATTATATATTTCTTTTGGTATATTAGTTAAGTCCGCAATAGGCATATAATTTACATAAACTTTATATGTTCCATGATGTTGACCTGATTTTGCTTCAACATCTGTAAATCCTTCTTTAAAATAAATATCAGATAATTCTTTAGCATCTTCTAGTGCGTTTATTGTAAAAAAATCATAATCTGGAATTTCGACATCTTTATCATAAAATTGGTCTTCTTTTGGTAAAATATTATTGATCGCTAATCCTCCATATACTATAAGATTTTTTCTTTTAATAAAATTTTCAACAATTTGAATTATTTGTTGAACTTCTTCTGAATTTACTATACGTTTGCCTATTTTTTCTTCTGCTTTGTCAACAGCCATACGCAAAATTGTTAATTCACAATCTTCAAAAGTTAAGTCTTTACAAATTTTTTTTTGCTTCATATATAATATAAATATTTATTTAATATTTCAAATAAATATTTATAAAATTTTATTTTATTTTATTTAATTTTTCCTTTTTTTATTTTTATTCTTCTTCTTTTTATTTTCTTCAGGTTTTACAGTTTCTTCTTCGACTTCTTGATCTTGATTACAACAATTAGAATCTCTTTCTGATCCTTCATTAACTTCTTGTTCTTGATTACAACAATCAGAATCGCCTTGATTACAACAAGTAGATTCTCTTTGTTCTTCTTCAACTTCTACAACTTGTTCTACTTCTTCTACAACTTCTTCAATTTGTTCTTCTACAATTTGTTCTACAAGTACTTCTTGTATAACTTGTACTTCTACAACTTCTTCTTGTACAACTTGTTCTTCTACAACTTGTTCTTGTATAACTTCTTGAACTTCTTCTTCTTTTTGTACAAATTCTTCTACTTGTTGTTGTATAACTTGTTGAACTTCTTCTTTTTGTAAAACTTCTTGTAAAAATTCTACTACTTCTTCTACAACTTCTTCTTTTACTTCCTCCAATTTAGCCTTACATGTACATTTTTCAGTTTTACACTTACAATTTTCAGGTTTAGATTGTAATAATCCCATATTATTAATAATATAATATTTATTTAAGTATATATTGTATAAAAGATTTAAAATTAATAAATATACACCTTGCTCTAAATATCAAAACTATAAAAATCAGTTGTAACATTTCGTGTAGCATATGATAATGCTGGATCTTGTTGTGTAGGTTCTTCAATTGTTACTGGTTTATATCTTAAATTTTCTGGTTTCAAACAAAATGCGTAACTACAATTATCAAAAAATGTAGCATTTTGAATTAAAAAATTATCTACATATTGATAACGCATTGCTACCATTTGACAACCCGCATCCCTAGATAAAATTCCATTTGGATTTACTGGATTAGTTCCACTATCAGGAAAAACAATTGTCATATTTCTTTTATTATATTCTCTCAATTCTTCTAAATCAGGATTGTTTTTAACATCATAATAACTATATGCTCGCATAAATATAGAATTACTCGTCATATTCACATATTCCATTAAATCCTTATTCTCCAAAAATGATGTATTAGTCCTATCAAAAATAAGTATTACTTTATTCATAAAATTTAATAAGGGCTCACCTCCCAAATTATGTCCGGAAGTCTCATAACTATATTCTTTGCCTAATAATATGCTGTCATACGATTTAAAAATATTTGCTAAATTAGAATACATAGTTTGGTTATTTGACATAAATCTTAAATGAATTAATATTGGATCAGTTGGATTAGGGGCTGTACTACCCGAAAAAGCATAATTTTGAATTGTCGACATAACATCACTAAAATTAAGAGAATTATATGTTTCTTTTATATAGTAATTGTCTGATGTGCTTGTTGCTACTACTGGATCGTTATCAATTGAATAAATTTCAAAATCCAGCCCTCTTACGCCTTGTTTTAAAACGGCTTTCAAATTACATATTTCGACAACATCGTTTTTATATGAACCTCCTGAACAACAATTATACGCCGTTTTTACATAATACTCGTTTAAATTATAACCACAATCTGGATCATCTAAGTTTATGGAACGTAAATTCCCATTTACATCGCCATATAAATCATTTATATATGAGCATTCCCTAGATTGAAGCTTTGTTAAATATATTATATATACAATCATCGTAATAACTAACAGTAAAATAAAGCCTAAAATTAAATTAGAAATAAAATCTTCTTTCATGTTTTTAATGCCAGTTAATGGATTTGGTGTTGCTATTTTATCAGACATATCTTAATATATTATATTATTTTTAAAATATAATATATTAGTATTTTATTTTTATTTGAATATTTATTTTAAATAATATCCTTTAATTCCATTTTTATAACTGAATTATGTATTCAAATAATATTAAAGTTTATACCTTTATGACATGCTCATTTTTTTTAGGGTTTTTATGTGAAAAAGATGAATATATGTAACTTTTATCAAATATATTATTACAACCATTACATTTAAATTGGTCATCATTAATCAAAACAAATTTTCCAACCAAATTAGGCACTTTTTTTGATTTTTTACATTCAGGACAATGATAATTTACTCCATTTCTTTCTTTAATTTTTGATAATTGTAACCCCATTTTATTATATAAATATATAACTATTTTTAAGTATGTGTTATATATTATTTTTATGAGAAATAATTAAATTATATTATGATGATTATAATTGATTTAGAATTAAATAACTATATATATTAATTATAATCATGGCAGGAGGTCTTTTAAATCTGGTCAGCCAAGGTCAACAAAATGTTATCTTAAATGGTAACCCATCCAAAAGTTACTGGAAAGGTGTTTATCAAAAATACACCAATTTTGGAAAACAATCTTTTCGCCTTGATTTTGAAGGAGCTCGAACATTACGACTTAATGAAGAATCTACCTTTACTTTTCGAGTAAAGCGTTATGCTGATCTTCTTATGGATTGTTACCTTAGTGTCGAATTACCCAATATATGGTCACCTATAATGCCGCCTAGAGAAGTAGTAAATTCAGCAGGTGAAACAATATACACTCCGTGGGTAGGGTATGATTTCAAATGGATTGATAATATTGGAGCGCAAATGATAAGCCAAATTGTAATCACTTGTGGAAACCAAACACTTCAACAATATTCGGGACAATATCTTTTAGCCGCAGTTC